TCTATCGTCTTGTTTTTGCTCAGCTTTTTCTTCAATCTCGTCGGGGAACTTATATTCTTCATTAGCCATGATGTTTTACCTCAAACGCGACGAATGCCACGGGGATCGTCTACAACTGCTTCCACCGTGTCGTCGTTAATGATGCGGAACTCACGTCCGTGGATGACCAGTCGGGTACCGGCGTAGGGGCGGGTAAGGACGAAATCGCCCTCTTTACACCAAGGTCCGGTGGGAAACCGTTCCTTATCGTTGTAGCAAAGGTCACCCATCTTGATGACGAACAGAACGACCGTAGTCATTTCCTCAGTTCGTTTGGTGTCCTCAGCTTTAATGATGCCGCCTTCGTATTCCTCTTCGACGTGCGGAACCGCACAGAGGATTCGATAGCCCTTCGGGTCTGGCAGTTGTGAAGCCTTTTTGGCTTCCTCCTGCGTTTTCTCAATGTCGATATTACTCATCGTCGCGCTCCAAGCGTTTTGCAAGGTCTTTAATGTGGTTCCGTGCGAGGTCGAGACCCTGTAACGCCCCGCAAAGTCTTTTGTACTCCGCCTCATCCAATTTGCCTTGGATCAGCGTTTCTACGATCAATGTGCGCTCGTCTTGGAGTTTTGAGTCCAAGTATTCCAGAGCGTTTGAATAACCCATTAATTACTCCTTTGGTTGGCCTTCTTTCCTCGATCTGGGACTGCTAGCCATTGGATTGATCCGGCGTTGTTCCTGTTGGTCCTTCGCCTTGGCAATCTCGACGCCCAACCGGGTCCCTTCAAGTTGCTGATAGTTCGACTCTTCCGCCTTGTGCTGCTGAATCTCCGCACCGAGACGGGCGGCTTCAAGCTGCTGACGGCCAGAGATTTCTGCTTCTCTGAGTCGATTGATGTCTTCTTTTGAAGCCGCATCGAGCAGGATCTGCTGCTCTCTGAGTCGAAGCTCTTCCTGCTTGGCCTGAGCTTCCATCTGCGCCTGCATCCGCTTGGTTTCGGCTTGCATTTGTTTGATCTGCAAGTCCATCTGCTGCATCTGCACGAGCGGGTCCTGCATCTGCTGCATCGCCTGCTGCATCTGCACTTCGGCCTGATCCTTCTGCAGGAGTCTCGCTGCTGCCGCAGCACTGATCTGAGATAGTTGAACCTCGATCTCTGGCGGCAGGTCGTACTCCTCGTTCTCGTCTTGCGGAAGCGCCGGGAGGCTGGCACCCAACTGCTTCTCGATCTCGCGGCGGTATTGGAACGCCACGTGCTCCATGATGTGCGCCTGCAGAGTTGATGTGATCTGCTGCGCCATCGGATTCTGTCCAATCATCTGCGCCATCTTCGGGTCTTGTCCCAAAGCCATGTGCACTGCGATGTGGGCTTCGTGATCCTGATACATAAACGCCTTGAGCGGTTTGCCCGTGATGGCATCCATGTTCTCTGTCACCGGATCGCGAGGCTTCTGATCCTCCGGCATCGGAATGATCTTATCGACGTTCTTCACGCCCAAAGTCTCGATCATCTGGCGATGTAGATACGGAAGATCGTAAAGCTGCGGCGCGGTCTGACTTAGCTGCAACACAGCTTGGTACTGCACCACCTTCTGCGACATGGTGGACGCGTTCGGATCTGAGACCGGAATGACATCGACGTTGTCGTAGTCCGACTTCTTCGCGCTGGCCTTACCAACCTCCGGCTCGTAGCTGTACTCCTCTGGCGTATTGTCTCGGATGATTGTGGCGAGGAGCTTGAACTCCTGTTTCATCGCGTAGTACACGCGAGCCTGCACCGCCGTCATCACCTTCAACACGCGCTCAAGTACAGCGAGTGTCGTGCCCACCGGAGACTGCGAGGACATATCGGAGATCTTCAGATCCGACACCGCAGCGAAGCGGCGGCCTTCCTCGACCACCTTGTCCATCAACATCGCCAAAGTCTGCGATGGCTCCTTATACGGAAGCGGAAGGATGTTGTCCTTGATCGCGCCCGAAGGTACGTCTACGTCTCGGAACTCTCCCGGTGCAATCGGAGTATCGTCTCCCTTAATACGTAGTCCTCGGGACTTAAGTCCTCCGGGGAGATTTGAGAGAGTTCCTGCATCGATAAGTTGTCGAAGGAGGGACGTTGCAGCCTTACTATGTCCCCCGATGAGGTGTATAAGGCCGAAATAGTAAAATCCAAATCCGGGAATGTATCCGTAGTGGACGAAGTGTTGTCGCTTTTCTTTGAGTTCATCGTCTTCTCTCCAGTTTCGTCGAATCGCCAGAATCGTTCCTGTTCCCTTCTCAATCGTCACCACGTACGGTAGTGCGATCCCTGTCTCGTTGTTGTCGTCGTCCACATCCGGATAGCCCGCCAAGTCCAAATTGACGTGCATCTCCAGCAACTGGAACCGGTCGTCCATCGAAGCACTAAAGCCTTGATCCTCGGCCTTCTGCTTCTCGACCTCGTCCATGACACGCATCGGCTCACCGAGATCCACGTCCCGATAGAACCCAGCGTATTGAAGTTTGTGTAGTTCATTCTTCGTCTTACGCATCCGGTGCGTAACACGCTCCGCCGTTTCTAAGTTCGCAGCACCGTAGGGCACCACGATATCTTCGGCGGGGATGTAGATCGAAGTCTGACGACCCAGTGACGGATCGTAGTACACCTTCTTAAACGCGTTACCGGCAAGAGACATGCTGAGCAACATGCGCTCGTGCTCCGGGCGGTACTCCTTCATCACCTCGGTCAACTGATAGTTCATGTCGTCACCGACACGAATCGCAGAATCTTTCTTCTCCGGGGTTTCTTTGCCGACAATCTTGGTCTTCACCGGACCCATCGCCGGGAACGTCTCCATGATCGTCTCAGACTGGAACTTGACCGCACTCTCCATCAGGAGCGGGTGGAACACGCCACACGCACCCGGCCACGGCTCCGTCCGATCCTCGTAGCGAATACCCAGAATCTTCAAACCTTTGACGTAGGTATCCAGCCAGTCTTTGCGGCTCGCGAGGTCCTGCTCGTAGTTGCCGATCAGTTCAGAGGCCATGCTCTGTAGCTCGTTCTCGCTCATGTAGTCGGCGAGGTTGGCATCAAAGTCCTCAGCGCGAGGCTCTGCCTTCTCCAACTCGATCATCATCCCATCGATGCCGATGCGAACCTCTTCAGGGTCCACGATCTCAATCTCAATCGGCTCCATCTCCGCAGCCATAGCCGCGATGCCTTGGGGAGCCTCCATCAAACTTTTATCGACGGCCATTTAAATCTCCTAATAGAACCCAGCGCCTCGGTGGCTCTTGAACCATTTCGTTGGCTCCGGCTCATCCGATGGCAACCTAATAAAGCCCCCCTGCCGAAAGCGCAGTAAGGCGAGCGTGGTCGCGTCCACCAAGTCGTCATTCGACCCGGAGGGGAAATCATTACATTCCTCCACGACCTCCCATGCCCAACGTCTGTCGGGCACCCAGACTATACCCGCCGAAAAGAGGTCCGTCACCGCGTTAACTCGGCTGATCTTGTCTTGGCCCTTACCCGGTGTGAACTCCGATATCGGCACACCCATGCGCCGCATCTCCTGATACAGCGCCGCACCGTTAGATTTCTTCTCCACGATGAAACTATCGGGCTGCCACTCCTTGTACTCCTCCAGCACGAGGGCCTTAAGCTCTGGGAACTCCAAGCGTTCTTTGACCGCATTGAGCAGAATTATGTTGTAGTTCTGCGTGCTCTCGTTCTTAAACACGCCCCACGTGAGCAAGGCGTTGTAGTCCGCACGGGTGTTCTTTTCTTGGGCGGCGTCCAAGGACATGATGATGAACTCACAGGACGGCGGGGACTCTGCCTCCCACGTCTGCCACCACTCCCGTTTGATGAGCGCACCCTCTTCGGAGGTCGGCTCCTGCATGTACTGGGCTTGCCAATACCGCACGTCCATACTGGCCTTTTTAGCCAGCAACTCATCGATCCCCCAGAACTCAGGCCACAGCGGCTTATCGTTCAGAATCGCGGGAAATTCCACCACTTCCCACTCATCCGCATCCTCGTTCTTGGTCATGTGGTCGATGATCTTGCCCGTCAGATCCATTTTGGACCAACGAGTCATCACCACGATGATCGCACCACCCGGCATCAATCGTTGTACGGGACCTGACTGGAACCACTCCCAAGCCGGTTCAAAGACATCCGCACGTCCTTGCTTAGCTTCCTGCTCAGAGTGAGGGTCATCAATAATAAAAAGGTCGGCACCGCGACCAGCAAGAGCACCGCCGACACCAATAGCGAAGTACTCACCGTTAAAATTAGTGCCCCAACGAGAAGCACTCTTTGAATCAGCCTGAAGCTCGACGGTAGGGAAAATATCACGGTACAGGTCACTCCCGACCAAGTTACGCACACGCCTACCGAAGTTCACCGCCAGATCGGCAGTGTGGGAGGCCATAATCACTTTCTTCTGCGGGTATTTGCCCAGAAACCAAGCAGGGGCAAGGTAAGAAATCATTTCAGACTTACCATGTCGCGGCGCAATGTTAACAATTACGCGCTTTTTTACCCCATCGGCTATGTCTTCAAAAATCTTGGCGAGCCGTTTGTGGTGAGGGCCGACCTTATAGCCGGGATATACGTGATGTATAAAGTCGAGGAAGGAATCCTTGCCCAACTTCTGCGTAATCTGGCTTTGATACTGCTTCAGGAGGGTCGCCACCCGCCGTTTCTCTTTGTCCGGCAGGTTTGGCAGCGCCAACTTCAGCTTTTGCAGGTTTTCAGCGGTGAGTTGCACTAGATTTAGTCTTCGACCAGCGATTTGATGCCAAATTCTTCTTTGCCCCACAGCCCAATCGGGCAAGACGTGTCAGCAAGCCGGGTTTTCCCCTGAATAATGCATCCACACTGCTTGCAGATGCCCAATTTGTTGTGTTCGCACGGGTCGCAGTACGAAAGGCGGTCCTGCACGGTCTCTTTAGCGGCCAACTTAACCACCGATTACCTCCTTTTCCTCAATCACCCGGTACTCGATACCCTCCAGCACCGACATAAGCTCTTTTTCCACCTCTTCGATGGGCTTAATGATGTGTGTGGTCTCCGTCCGCTTCTTGAAAGCGTCTACACCATCTACTTCACCAAGCTTGGAGAGCGCCTGAATACGGGTTTTGCTCTCTGAGGCGTTGTTGTACTCATCCAACAGAGCGTTTACGACAAAATTCTTCAGTTGGACGAGGTCTTCGACCACTTCAAAGTCGTATTTCGCCACCATTCCGGCCAGTACCGCCTTAGTACTGTCCCGTAATGCATTGTAATTTGGACGTGTTTTAGGGTTTTGGATGATGTCTTTGGCAATTTTCTTGCCTTCTTCGACATCGGAAGGGTCTACCTGCAGGGTGGTGCCGGTCATCTCACACAAATCGGTGATGGTATGGGCTATGCCGTCCAGTTC